GCCTGTTTCGCCTACAAAAGTAAAGACAGGTTGACTTGCTACTGGAGCTGTCAATGGTGATAAATTAACGTATTTAATTTGTTCATGAGCAACAAAATCTGCTGTGCTAATTTTAGTTACATTATCTACTGTATTACTTACATTTACAACACCTAATCTATAAAAATCTGCAGGAAATTGAAATATATTACCAGCTTTAGTCAATGTAGAATTCGCATAAAAAACATTTATTCTTTCTGAAGTATTTAATACGGGATCAGCAAAATCAGATTGTAAATTTGCATTAAGCTCATATCCAGACTCTCTTGCAAAATAACTTTCAAATATTTCATTCTGGGCCTGATCAGATAATCTATTAAATTCTTCTGGAGTTATATAACCACGGTTGTCTTTATTAGTTATTACTAATACAGTTTGATAAACATCGTTTATATTTATTGCCATTATTTTATTTTTAATTAGTTGATATAGGGTTAATTTCTTACCCTATATCATTTGTATTATGATAATTTTTTCATAATAGACTTCATTAAATCAACGCCTTCATCTGTTTTAAAATATGCTGCTAAAGCACCATAAGGATGTTGATCAAAAGGAACAGTCATTACCTTTTTACCATTTGATAGTTTAAACACAGTTCCGTCTTCAGTTAAATTTAATATACCAACCTCAACAGCTCTGTTAGCTAAATTCCTAAGTTTTATATCTTCATCTTCTGATAATTCTATAAATAATACAGGATCATTTTTAGCAAAATTATAAGCATCTCTTTTAATTTCTTTAGAGCTCATAGTTGAAACAGTAGAACCTAATTCAGTTCTCATTATTGCTTCTAAATGTTCTATATCTAAAGTATTAACAAGATTTAAAGCTTCTAACTCTAATTCTATCATTTTAACATCATCAATTGCTTCCTTAGCAGAATCAACTTCTTGCCATAATTCATTAGCTTTAGGATGATATAATGATAAAAGTTTTTGTAAAGATTGTTGTTGTTTAGGGACTTCTAATACACCGTCTAAAAATATAATATGGCCTAAAGTAGCGTACCCATTTTGTTCATCAACAAATAAAGATTTTTGATTTGTAGCATATCTTAATTCTTTACTTTCACCGGTTATTTCATCAAACCATAATAAAGGTTTTCTTCTTGTATGTTTTGATTGTATTGTCCAGCTAAGAGGTGATTTACCTCCTGTTAAAATATATGTTCTATCTTTTATCTCCCAATTTTTTTCTTTAGAAGGAGATTGTTTTTTTACTTGTGTTGTCATAATATAATATAATATAATTGTTAATAAGAATTACCCCCGATAAAACACGAGGGTAAAACTTATATAAATATTAAGCGTCTTTAAATAATACAAAGTTATTTGCACCTTGTACAATTAAACATCTTTCACTTAAATAGTGCATTCTCATTTCATCGATTGGAGAACTTGATGGTCCACCTACAGATCCAGTAACCCAAGACTTCATTTTTCTGTTTTCAGTCTCAGATGCTCTGTATCGTATGTGTAAGAAAGGTCTTTTAATGTTTGAACCAAGTACTTGGTCATAAACAGTAGAAGTACCAGCAGGTACTAATACACCTTCAATGTCACCAAAACCTCCTCTTGTAGAGAAGTCATTTAAGTATTTCCAGTCAGTTTTATAAAAGTCATAAGACCCTCTTCTGTAACCTGTAAATCCTAAATTTAATGCCATATCCTCGCTGTTGTTAAATACTCCAAAAGATGTACCTCCAGAATATCCTCCGTTTTGTTGTGCAAGAATGTCATCAATTTCTAAAGAAAGATTTCTATCTAAGAAAAGCATGTTTTCTTCAATAGCACCTTGCTTATCCAGTTGAGTTAAAACAGCGTCAAAGTCTGTTAAAGCTCCACCACCAGCTGCTTGTGCACCAAATCCTGAATATACGTTACCTCTTGCTTCAATAGCTTCGAAGAAACCTTCAGTACCTTTAGCAGTAGCTGTTAATGCTGAATCATAGAAATTTAAAGTAGCACCAGTATTTAATTGCTTCACACCTTCAACCATTGACATTTCAAGATAATCTTCAAAACGTAATCTGTTTTCGTGTTCAGATTTTAAATACCATAAATATCCGCTAGCTCCATTTTCAGAAGTAACTTCAATCCATCCTATTTGTGCAGTGTCAGAACCACTTATAGAATAGTGCTCTTTTAAAATTACAGGACTATTCTTAAATGTAGCATAGCTAGGATCTAATTTTTCAGTAAAGTTAGAAGACCCTTTTGCAAACTCAGATCCATATGCTAAAGCAGTAAATCTTTGAGCGTTTGTAATTGCTGGTACACCAGTAAGTGATTTTACTTGGAAATACTGTCCGCTAACATTAGTAACAATAGCTTTGATCATTGCTCCAGTACCACCAATTGCTGATGTTGCACTAGTTTGAGCTTGAATCATTACTGTTTGTCCTTTTCTAAAGTTAACAGCTGTAGTTCCTTGAGTAGTTACACCAAGGCTAGAAGGCTGTGCTGTTGGTACAAAAAAGTTTCCAACTTCTCCTCCTGTTGCTGCTGCACTTGCTGTACCTGGAGTTGTTCCAGATGTTGGCATTGTGGCAGCGTCACTTAAATAAACGATATTTGCATATCTTGTGTGCAATCTACCTTGCTCAGTCCAAATAATTTGGTCTGAAGTAGATGGCATCTCCGCAGATACCATACGTAAGAAAGAACCGATAGATCTGTTTCCATATCTTTCAACTTCTTGCTCGTATACATCTGGTAAAAATTGTTGAGCCCACTGATTAAAACTTGAATCTGTGAAGTCAATATAGTTTCCTGAATATAACGCCTTAGTTTGTGTTGGTTGTAAGGCAGCAGGAATTCCACTTGTAAAAGCCATAGTTTAAAATTTTTAAAATTAGTTATTTATTCCATTTTATGCGCAATTTATCTGAAGAGTTACCAGAAACTACTTTTATTTTTTGCCCTGAAGGTGTTACTATTTGAGAATTATCAGCTCTAGGTGTCATATCTATATTTTTTGCAGCTTTAGCAGATTCTTTAATAGCATCGGCACGGCCTTGCTCGTAAAAATGATTAGCTATTTTATCGGCATTATGCCCTGCAAATATTGCTTTATGATAACCTTTTGCATCAGTTATATTTCCATCTTTATCCAAATAATTTTGAACAAAATTTGATATATCATTTTGAAATTCTTTTACCTTCAATGGATTTTCTACTTTAAACCTATATTTGTTTTCACCAACCTGAAAATCAAAACCTTTGAATTCTGTATTAAAAACATTTTCGGTTTTTTGTTTAAAATCTTTTGATAGTTTTTGTTGCTTTTCTAATAATTGCGACTGTTCTTCATAATATTCAACTGCTTCTTTATATTCTTCAGGAACACCATTTTGCTTTCTTAACTTAAGATCAGCATAGTATTTTTCTTTAGACTTATTAAAATGCTGTTGAGCATTATATAATTCTTCTTTAAATGCTAGTTTTTTAGCCTTTATATCAGAAGGTTCGTCGTTTTCCTCATTATAAGCAAAGTTTTTATTCATTAAAAAGTTTATATCTTCGCTGTCTAAATGTGGTTTTGTTGACTTATAGTATTCATTAAGAAGAGATAAGTTATCCATTTTGGAAAAATCTTTATTAAGATTAACATAATCTTCAAGTGTTCCTCCGGTTTCTTCCATGAACTCTATTAATTTATTTACATTCTCGGGTAGCTTTGGTGTTTCTGCTTCCGGCAATATTTCTTTTTGTTCTTGTACGGGCTCGGGACTTTTAGCGCTTGAATCCACTCTTGCCTCGTTAACTGTATTATTTTCATTTGTAACAAGCTCTAAAGGTGAATCTATTTCTTCCCTCGGTTTTTCTTCGTTACTTTTATTTTCTTTTTCTTGTTTATTTTCTCCGGCAGGTTCTTCAACTTTTTCTTTGTTTTCTTTTTGAACTTCTTTGCCAGATTCGGATCCGTCGCGTACAGATACCTCATTTGTGCTTTGCTCTTGAACGGCATTTTCTTTTTTAGTAGGGGGTTTGTCTAAATTTATTTTATAAACCCCATCATCTTGAAGACCATATTCAGGGTTTACTTCTCCTTCTTTAACCGCAGTTTCTAAAACAGCGGCTTCTTTTTCTTGAGTTGAAACTTCTTGTTTTTCTTCAACTGCTTTTACTTGTACTTCTTGTTCCATAATAATATATAATAAAAATGTTTGTAAAAATTATCTTGGTTCAAACCTAGATAAATCTATGCCACCCAATACGTCATTGCCTTTAGACTCAAACGATTTTTTAGGTTTATTTGTTTTTGGTGGTCCGGCTATACCACTTACTGATGTTTTTTTATCAGCAATATCTTTTTGCGTTTTATTTTGTTTTTCAGCTAATTCTTTTTGTGCTTCTAATTCTAAAGCTTTAAGTTTAACATTAAGGTCATATTCAAATTGCATTAACTCTCTTTTAGTTCTTGCTTCAACTTCTAGCTTTTTAATACTTAATTCATTTTCAGCAGTAGAAACTTGTATTTTTGAAGAAGACTTAACTTGTTCCGCTTGTGCTTTAGCCTGTTCTATTTGTATTTGAGCTTGGCCTTGAGCTTCTGCTTGTGCTACTGATGCAGCTTGTGCTTGTGCTTGATCAGCTGCTTGTTTTCTTAATCTTCTTATTTTAAGTAATTGATTAGCTAATTTTGTATTTTTAATTTCTCTTATATCAATAGCATCTTCTAAAAATATACCACCTTGAGAAAGTGCTGTTTGTATATTGTTTTCTAAAAGTCCTTTTTCTTCTGCGTCAGGTTCAATTTCTAAAAATATTCCAAAATCATGTAAATGTAACTCTTTCATATCTTCTAAAGCCCCTACTGAAAATTGACCTATACCGCTTATAAAAGCTTCTCTTGTAGGATGAAATTCTAAAACATCTTTTACTCTTAGCGCAATTGCTTCAGCTAACGAACTGGTAATAAACATACTAGAATCAAGTATATGTCTTGTAGCTACATTACTATTTGCAGCTGCTAATTTTTGTACACCAACTAATGCTTTTGGATCAGGGTCACTGCCATCACGAGCTTCATTTAAACCACTGACATCCCGTATCATTTGTAAATATTGATTGTATGCGCCAATTAAAATTTGTATTTGATTGCCACCACCTCCAGGTAATTCTTGTATTGGTACTTTACCAGGATTCATTTCACCATCTACTGTTAATGATCTACCAATTATAGACCCTGTTTGGAAATACATATTTAATGCTTCCTGTGGATTATAACTTGTACCATTACCTAAATCTATTTCAGCTAATCCGTCAGCATCTAAATATACTCCAGATGGAGTCATTCTTTGAATAGCTTGCTGCATTTTTAAATGTGTTAACTGTATTAAATCAGCATATGGTGTCATTTTAGATACTAAAGAATTTATATTACCTTTGTAAATTCTTGGAGCAGATACTATATAATTCATCATTACCTTATTAGTATTTGAATAAGGCCTGATCATGTTTTTAGCTTTTTCCCATTTTAATAATTTACTTGAACCTCATATATATACACCTTCATAAATTACTTCTATAGTTTGAGCAACTCTTTCAAATCTGGTTCTTTTATCTTTAGGAGGATTAAAATCATCTTTTTTTATAATAGCTTTATTACCACCAGTTGTAGTTTCTTTTATTTTATATACAGAGTTTTCAAAACTTTTCCAGTTAAAATATAAAAGAGTAACAGTGTTGTTATCTTGTTCATCATTATTATAACTAGAGCTATTATCATAATTATTATAATAACTTCCTTTTTTCTGTAAGTCCTCAATATCTTCAACTGTAAATTCAGGAAATTCTTTTTTTAATTCATTTATTTTTACTTTTTTAACTTCTCCAAAATAATAGCAATCCTCAAAGTTAGGGTCTTCTGTATATGACCATACTAAATTAGCAGGATCTACATAATTTAATTTTATTCCGTCAGTATTATTAAATGAATGTTTTGCTGCACCAATACCTAATACAGCTAA